GAGGCCCGGCTACTCTGTTAATTCTTCTTGCGACTCTGCTTTCTAATTTTAAAAGTTAAACAAATCAATCTATATGTTTTTCTAATATCTTGCCCAAAGTATAATCCATTTGTGCAGCAAGATATTCTTCGCCTTGATGTTCGTAAACAATATCATTACCGTTTTCATCTGTGAGAATAACAGCTTCTGCTGCTTTCACTTCAACGATAATATAAGGACGTTTACCTGTATATGCACCTGTCAGAAGCTTGATTGCATCGTACTTGATAGGCTTCAATTCTACCTCACCTTCTTCAGGCAGTTCTGCATCAGCCGGATATTCTTTACCGCCACATAGGTAAGTGATATATTTCTTAGCGTTAGTTGGTCTGATTTCACGGTATTCGTGGGTTTTCTTGCCTGCCAAGATTTCATCGAAATACTTCTGTTTGATGCTTAATGTAAGAATGTTCATAATCGTGTCAAATTTAAATTAATACTCAATAGTTGCGGGGGGCTGAATCGAACAACCGACCTTCACCAAGTCAAAGTGAAAAGCTACCACTGCTACACCCCGCGATAGTACCCCAAAGGTACTACCACAACCAAAGATAACGAAATATCTTCAATCGTTATACACGACAATTGGCTTATTGTCGTGAACTAAGCCATTTATCCCGTCTTTCTCTACACGCCTCTAAGGTAGGTGCGCAACAAGCAAAGAGTTCACCACTTTCAGTACGGTAGTCGTACTGGTACATTCTCACTCTTTTACCTCTCAATTTGGTAGTGTAAGTGCAATAGTTCTCTTTACCGGGCTGGCATACGCTGCAACCTCTTTCGTCGTTAATTGAGTTCATAAGCTATATTTTACTGTATTGTCTTCAATCCAAACCTCAGATGCATTTCGTCTTTGCATCACACTATCATGGTAAACTTGATTTTCTTTGGATATTCTCGCAAATTCAGTTTTAACTTGGCTTAATTCACGCTCTAACCTTAATACTTTTTGAAAATCTGATTCACCACCATTATTCGCAAAAGGTGTCATTTCCATATCTCGCATTGCATCCAAATGGTCGATAAAATCACTTGCAACTTTCTCAATTATTTCTACTGGTGCAGAAATACCATATTCTTGAAATATATCTGCCATTGCTTCTATATCTTCGTTTCTCATAATCATTCAGTTCTATAAGTTTTACCACCAAATTTTTCATCACCATATACCAATATGTGATAACTGATATAAGGCTTGTTCTCTTTATTGTTATGCTCTTTGCACTTAATTCTCGCTTCGTCGATTGTATCGCATTTACACATGGTATATTCGGGATAACCATCGAAGAGGCACGCACCCATATTTTTGCCTTTTTTCTCTACGCTGCCTTTTCTAAATAATTTAGGATTATCAATCACAAACTGCATCAAATCCGTTTTTCTTACTTTCAGTTCTTTGGCAAGTTATGACAATAGGCAGTAGCGTTCATTGTTTGCCATTTTAAGAAGCTCAAATCTTCTCTTAATCTCTTGTATATCCATAATCATTCATTTTTAAGTAAATTCAACATCACTAAGATTAAGCACACCTTTATCAGTAAACTCATACCCAATGTATCTAACAGAATTACCGTTTATAATGTACCAATTCGTTAAATTATCGTCATCACTGTGTGCGAAAAGTAAATCATGTGTTACGCTGTTACCTCTCTTTAGACCTATGTAATAATTATTATTGTAGCAACTGATTTCGGTGATATGCTTAAATGTACTTGTATCTATACCGTCATAAACACCATATCTATTCTTGAAATTTTCATCCATTATTCTTTTGCTTTACTTGTTCAACCAAAAACTTTTTAAAATCATTCTTGTACTGGCTGTGAATGATTTTATACTGATGGGATAGATTAGGCAATTGTTTGTAACCTTTGCTATACAAGAATTTGGCTACTAATTCAACCTTTTCATGGTTACTGAAACCTCTGTCTTTGCACATGTTTGAGATACACACATTCGCCTTGCTGGTAGGCTTCTTTTCAACTGGTGGCATGTATTCGCGTCTGCCATAAGCAAGCGTTCTTGGATAGCCAACCGCTTCACCTAAATACTCACCTGTGATGCAATCAAATTCACCACTAATTAAACTATCTGCTATTTCACCCATAATAATCAATATTTAATGTTTCACATTCAATCTTTCTTCACTCGTATAAGCCACTACAAGCCCAGTTTCATCATGCTGTATGGTGATGTACTTTTCACCCCTCTCTATGGTGGTAAAGTCGTACATAGAACATAACTTACCCAATACTTTGCCCAGTTGCTTCATCAATGGGGATTCGGGACTGATAACTAAAACTAAATCCGCTTTCATAATCGTGCGTATTGTGGTAGCCCGAAGGCTACCGAATTAAACTTAGAATTTCTCTATTTTGAGGTTATCATTAATGATAAACATACGTCCACATTCTAAAACAACGTGAGTATCTGTGATTCTTTTCACTACTCTTACTACATCATCGTGCGATATGCGTGGCGTACCGTCTGAATGACGACCATTAGACAAATCACCTGATACTCTATATCTCAAACCTACTGTAACTTCATTTACGTTCATAATCTTCTATATTACCAGATTAAACTATTCAATTTCTATATCTATAATTTGCAGAATGTTATCTGTAATCATGCTATTAACACTAAGCTGGGCTGACTTTATGCCGTTGGCAACCATCCATCTTTTTGCTCGGTTGATAGCCGACTGCTTACTACTACCATCGGGTATCAATGCGCCTAAATCATTGTAATCGCTATCTAACAACTCAAAGTAATATCGCTTCATAATCTTCTACATTGCGCAGGGCGAAAGCCCTGCTGGTTAAACTTATGCTATATTCAGTCTATTATTTCTCATTGCATTCAGTTCTGCTGCCATCTTGTTAGCAGCTTCTTCTGTATCTTCTAAAGAAGCCATGCTCATATCATAGCCATCTATTACCATATAATAACCTCTTACCTTCTTTACGTAGAACTCATTTGCCTTATGCTGCTTCATGTAACTTGTTGCTTTCATTGCTTTATATCTTTTAATTGTTACTTATACTTCTTTATAACCTCTTGCATTCAACCATGCGATTGCGCCTTTGAGCGTCTTGAAACGCTTGCTGCTTTCTACCGCTGTGCAAGCTGAATAGTTCTTTTCGTCATGAATGAACAATGCACCTTCGTTCTCACCTTTCTTATAACTGATAATATTCATATCTTCTATCTTTTAATTGTTATTACTTCGTTTCTAATGATGCAAAGATAGTATCATTTATAATACAAAATACTATTTATGCGTTAATAAATCATAAAATAGAGTATTATTTATAATACATACTAATAAATAAGTATTTTTGCATCATGGAAGCAAAAGGAGTAATACATTTGGAAATAAAGGCGACTGGGCTACACAGATACTTCGGTTCGCCATCGGCTATGTATGATAACTATACAAGTCAAGAACTCGGAATTGCCCGACAGTCACTTCTGAACTACTGGCAAAAGACGGAGGAACCTTATGAAAATGCTGTTTGCATAATCAGGAAGGGAGAATTAGAACGTAAAAAAAAGACAAAAATAGAATAATGAAAGTTTATAAATATAGAGCCAACTTATTTAATGAGAAAGAGAAAAGGAGAAGAGATACCGAATCCTTACTAAAAAATGAATTTTATGCTGCAAAATTTAAAGAATTGAATGACCCATTTGAATGTTCTTTTGATTTACAGATGAAAGATTCTGATAAAACGACTTTCTATAATTCTATTAACCCACTTGATGTTGGCATATATTCTTTGGGGATGCTGCAACAAGAAGAATTATTTCCGTCTCATGAATTAATGTGGGCACATTATGCAAATTCACATAAAGGTTTTTGTATTGAGTATGATTTAGATAAGATGTTACAAAGTTCTTATCCCGACTTTGATATTAGAAACAAAATAACAGTAATTTATCAGCCAAATATGCCAACTATTGTAAAAGAAGACTTTAATGATATTTTTGGCATCCAAAAAAAAGTATTTGGTACAAAATCATTGGCATGGGAATATGAAAATGAGATTAGGTTAGTATTTCTTGAATCAGGAATAAAACACTATTCCCAAGAAATTGTTACAGGTATTTATTTTGGCTTAAATATTGGTTTAGAAGAACGGAATTTAATCATAAACAAACTAAAAAGAAAAAACATAAAATTCTACCAAATAAATAGAACAAACAACTCATATAAATTATCATGTAGCGAGTTAAATGAGAGTGATATATATAATTATCAAATTATTAGTCAATCAAGTAATATGATTGTTGACAATTACAATGTTTTGTATTTAGGGGTTAATAAAGATAAAATTACAATGCAGAATTTTGTGAACGAATTTCGCAGAGGAAAATATAAACCAACAAATATCACTATTTATGATGATTTACGAGTAGAGAAATGCATAAATAAATGGTCTTCACAAACGACAGAAGAAGAAAAGCAGATATTAGCAAAGCATTGGATTACATATGCACCATTCGATATTGCTCCAATTATTTGGATGTATCCCGAAAGCTAAAGCCGGAGCACTAAACTCCGGCTCATTAATTGATTAGCCCTTTGAATTTCAACCGATTTACGATTTCGGTGTAAAGATACTCTATATCTCCACTGAAATCCCCATAGTTCTGATACAGAAATACGACATCAGCACAATTGTCGGAAATTGTACTCTTGGACTGAATCCCCAATACTCTTGACATCTCCTCACGTAGCCCTGCTGTCATTTTCCCACCGGCAAGCGAACTTGGAGAAAACAGGTACAGGATAATGAAGATGAACTTCTTCCGCTGGGTAACACTATCAATACAAGGGGGAAGACTTCTGCTATTCAATAGCTCAACGAAGATTTTATAGATATCCCTAATAAGGCTTTTATCTCTCAAAATCGGTGAAGCTAAGGTATTTTCTTCTTCTGAAAGTTCTGATTTCTCAATTCTAATCTTTTTAAGGCGAATTATTTTGTTAAAATTCAGTTCCATAACACGATTATTTTAAAAGTAAATAGTATATTTGCATCATAATCGTGTAAGGAAGAGCTGATTCATGGTCGTGCGTGGGTTGGCTCTTTTTCATTCTTCCCCATTCGTGCTGACGAATGGTTTCTTTTCCAAATCATAGCAGGTGATATATACCCGTTTCCCATTAACATCACATAGAGCAAGGGCATATCCTTTCTCCAGTATTTTAACCGGCTGATTGTCGCAATAGACAGTACTTCCAACCGGAACTCTTATAAAATGACGTACTATCATTTGATTATCTTTAGCTTGTTATACCAGCGTGAAGAGAAAGGGAACCACCCGATTAGGAATGATTCCCCGAAAATGGTTACTTTATATAGTTTGCTCATATTTGTTCAGTTTTGCTCTAATTTATTCTAACGTACTTACCTGCAATATCACAAGTTTTTATTACCTCCGCATTATCCTCACCAAAAGCGATGAGAATACTACCACAGCCGGGAGAATCTCCACGAGTTCCGTCTGGACGGAAGAATCTGATTCGGTTACGCAAGAATTTCATTGCCGTTGCCTTCTCGAATATCACATCCTGAAACATCTTTGAATCGCAACGATTGAAAAGTAAAGCAATGCCGTTTCCATGTTCTGCCATCCGTTTAACGAAACATTCTATAAGAGGACGGGAATAAGGTGGGTTCAACCAAACGCGACCTTTCCATTCCTGTTTTAATCCATCGTCATTTTTGTTGTACATGACATTTGCCGTTTTATAGGGGGGGCTACTGGGGCACATGGGTCTAAATCAAATTCACCCAATGCGTCTATAATTTCTTTCGGTGTGTACCATTCATCGGTACTATTAGCCGATTTTTCAAAGGTTGTATTCATTTCTGTTCCGTTATTAGTTAATTGGCAGTTTCATAAAGCACATCCATATCGTTTTACTTTGTCGGCCAGTGGTATGCCCAAACAAAGGCTTATAAGGTATAATGGATAAAACTTCATTGACTTTTATTTCACTCTCACTCCATTTGAATACCAATGTCCCGTTGGGCTTTAGGACACGCATACATTCATCAAAACCGCTTTTTATCATTTCTTGCCAATTATCCGGAAGCCTACCATATTTCTTTGCCATCCATGATGTTTTGCCAAGTGTTTTCAAATGTGGCGGGTCAAACACGACCATGTAGAAAGAGCTATCCTCAAATGGCAAGTTGGTAAAATCAGCCACTATATCAGGTCTTATTTCTATTATCCTAATCTTATCTCTGTCCTTGGCCGTAAGTGTTTCCGAACGTTTGTCAACAAATAAGGCAAGAGGATTATATTTGTCAAACCAAAACATTCTACTGCCACAACAGGCATCTAATATAAGTTTTCCATTTTCCATTAAGCTATTTCTTTTGATTTCTTCAATCTCAACTTTCTCAATACTTTGCAAAGTGCTTCAGTATTTTTTCTCGCTTGTGTAACCTCCACCGCATTCCCGATAAATTTCTTTTGGTCAGCTTGTGTGCCTATTAAAACATAATCTTCAGGGAATCCCATAATCTTTTTGAGTTCCGGAATGCGAAGCATCCGCATTTTAATATCCACTATGCCATACAGTGCCATGAACTCCTTTATCTTCACGGTCATAGGACTATCATTGTTGTAGATTTCAATCGCTACCTGACCGCTTTCTGTTGCTACCAGATAAGGCGGCATCTTATCCATGCGGGCTATTAATGTGAAGCAGGGGCTATCAACAGAGCCGCCAGCACTGTTGAACTGTGGATTCATCAGATAGTGCCATTTCCTGTTTGCGGTAATGGTCTGGGAGGGTTCCTCTATACTGCTACCTACATTTGAGAATGCAGTATTCATTATCCACGGCTGGTATGTTACCAAGTTTTGTTTCGGTGTTGTGGTAACAGCGGGGCATGGCGAGTTTATATCAGACACCTGACCACCTCCAGAATATTGATTCATAAAAAATGGAGATACAAGAGAAAGTCTGTCTTTCGTCAGAAGTGTAGGACAAGGCTGGTTAATATCCTTTCCTGTATCCTTAAAGTTATAAGAACACATAAATTGGCTTTCAATTAAAGCCATCCTGTCCTTCGTTGTGACCGTAGGTGCAGGAAGTTCCACCGAATGATTATGCCCGTTCCCATAGTAAGCCGATACAAAAACGTGGTGGTCTTTACAAGTGATTGCTCCAGCCGGTTCTTCCACTGATACGTTCTTGCTGTCGGGGTGTCCGCTAAACTGCTTAGAGAGGAAACAAACTTGCGCTACTCCAAGTCTGCTTTGCGTGGCTACCACCGGACATGGTTCGTCAATCCCAGGAGCGTTATATTTCCCTGTACGGCTCATAGAATTATACTTTACGAGGAAGGCATCCTTTCCGCCGGCTACAAACTTGATAAGTCCGGCATAGATACGTTCAAGCGTTTTCTCTGCAAGAGGCTTTTCCCTGAAGATGGTAGTTCCTTCATCAGAGAAATCAAGCACATCTTTTACCGGCTTCCACTTCTCCAGCCGCGAGAACATATCTTGCCTACCACCTTTACAGTGGGTCGGTTCAGGGAATACTATCGGCAAGTTCTTTTTAGCAAAGATGCCGAAGAAGCGTTTTCTTGTGGTGTAGGCACCGAAGTCGGCAGCATTTAAGATGCGGTGCTCAAAGTTGTAACCGTACTTCTTGACATTGCGCACCCACTTTTGATAAAGCCGGCCTTTGTCCATGCTGATAGGTTTCCCATTCTCATCCATATCTCCCCATGACATAAACTCTTCTACATTTTCAATCTGAATGTAGTCAGGGTCTATAACATCAATATAACGGAAGAGATGTTCTGCCAACGTTCGGCTGTCGGCATCTCTCGGCTGACCGCCTTTGGCTTTCGAGAAGTTGGTACACTCCAAAGAAGCATGAAGCATTATCATGGCATCAGGGTATAGCTGACGGATACGTTCTACAATAGTGCTTATCGGGGAAAGTTCCAGTGTACGGATATCCTCAATAAAGTGAAGTGCATCAGGGATATTGGCATCATGTGAAAGGATGGCATTCTTGTCATGGTTCACACAGCAAACAACCTTTCCACATCTATTTCCATCCAATCGTGCTTCTTCCACACCTTCGGACAAACCGCCGGCGCCACAAAAGAGATCAATAACAAATAGTTCTATATCGGACAGACCTTCAATGGATTTTAAGATATTTTTCTGCGATTTCATAACTTCTCCTTTTTAAACAGGTGGCTGAACGCATTATCCAAATCCAAGTCCAGATTCAGTTTGGACGGGAAAGATTTAATGTATTCGTACATCTTATAAGCGAGGTTGTCATCATCACCGCATCTGTCAATCAGTGTGAGCAACATGGCGTTCACCATGTCAGAATCATTGCCGAAGTTTTCCTGAGTGGATTCGCTGCAATGATTCACATCACTTTTCAATCTCTTTATCGCGGCTATGACTGTGTTGAAGTTTCTTTTTGAATCGTGCCGCAATTCAAAGCCTTCCTTCTTGTATTGCTGCTGCATTTCTAGAAGGTTGGTTTCTAAAACGTCCGTGAGGACAAATACGATGTTGGTTATCGTATTCAGTTTGTCTGTTCCTTGCATAATCGTGTATTCTTATTTCTAATTCGAATGAATCCCCTTCGTTCTGTTTCTTCTAACAGTGGAAAGTCTTCATTCTTGATTTCACATTCTGTTTCGTAGTTCACGGAAGTATAACTTGGGATATTGAACTTTTTCCGGATTCTTACGATAACATCCGGATTTCTTGTTACCCAGTAAACGGTTATTCTCATGGTGATATCAGCATTTTTCTAGCTTCCTCATCTCCTGCATCAGCACGGTGCTTGATTTCAATGTACTCAGCATAAGAGATTCTGTTATCTCCACGCTCCTCTATCTCTTTTTCACGTTGGTTTCTGTATCGTTCACGCTCTTTCCGTTCAATATCTTTCCGACGTTCAGAAACGTAGTCCAGCATCGCACTTGTTATTTTCAATGGATCTATTGAACCGTAGAACCGCCCATACTTCCCTGACTTAAACCGTGCTATGAAAAAACAGATTTCAGCGGCATTTATATAATAATACTCCGAAAGGAATATCTCCGATAGTTCAGAAAGTTGCTCTTTCGCTATCTTGGTTGAAACTTCTGCAAAGTCATTCAATGAGCCAAATTGTATCTTTAGCCATTCTATCGGTGTTTCATCCCCATAAGTAGAAGACAATAGCCCTAAACTCGGAATGCTGTCATTCAACGCCAGTTCTGAATGGGTTGCATTACATCTGACAAGTTTGAACTGCAAATCAGGGTTGTAATCAAGAATGAATTGTGCAGGATCGGGATATTTATTCAATAACGCCCTCTGCTTCAAGTTCCTTTCTCTTTTTTGCGGCAGCTTCTCTAACGGTTGTAGCGACTGCAAGAACTGAATCACGTTTTCGCTGCTCGCTATCCTGTTGATTTTTACTAAGTCTTGTCCCATTATAGTTTCCTTCCAATATTTTAGTAAAGTTTGCTTGTTTGAAAATCCAATCAAAGTCGCATTTCCAATTGCGGTCATTAGCTCCAAGTAAGAACGGGGATTGAAGAATGAGATTGAAAACACTCCTCACTGACTCTTTCCCATATTGGGCTATCCGGGCTTTTACAGCCTTTTTTCTCACATCAGTCATTGATCTTATCTGCTGGAGTCTGTCTTTGAATGTGGTATTATAGTATTCCATCAATCCGCTGTAATCAATCTTTTCAGAGGGGGAGGGCGAAGAAAGCTTGGCTTTCTTTGATACTCCGTCAGGAGTATTTTCTTTCTTTTGATGTAGAGATATATCTATATACTCTCTTTCTTCTTTCTTTGTATTTGTGCCCTCTGTGTGCCCTGATTTTTGTAAAAGTTCGGATTGCGGTAGATTGCTGTTCATGGGCTGTGCCCCAAGTTGTGCCCTTAGTTGTGCCCATTCGTGTCTTAATTCATTGATTTCCTTTTCAATACCTGTGTCCTTACTTGTGCCCTTGGTTGTGCCCATTGGATTATATTCTTCATATTTACATAAGGTTATAAGGTTCATTCCTTGATTGCACTCAACAGTTATCATACCTTTCTTTCTAAGATGCACAAGAAAGGAACGCACCTTCTTTTCAGACCATTTCCAACGCTGTGACAGAAATCTTATGGATGCAGGATATTGACCTCTTGAATAAGAGATTTCTCGACCTCCGATACTCTCCTTTCGGGGCGTTACCTCAAATCGTGCAGACTGAATTAAGTCTAACCACGCTTCGCAACTGCTAAAAGTACGGGCTTCATTCCACATTTCATTCGAGAAAAACCTGCGGCTTAGCCTCAAAAATCCTTCTTCCATAGTTTTAGAATCTTACGTTAGTCAACTGCCTGTTATTAGAGTACACTGCCCATTTACCATTTCCACTATCAACAAGGCGAAGATCCTTCACTTCTCCAAATCGTTTTTTGTTTCCACAAAGGTCAACGATCCATCCGGCCTCTTTACTCGGGTGCGGACGGATAGCACGACCGACTATTTGATACCACAGTGCCAAAGACATCGTAGGACGTGCCATGACAATCGTATCCAGTTCTGGGTAATCAAATCCGGTAGTAAGTACGCCGACATTGGCCACGACCGGAATTTCTCCGGCCTTGAATGCCTCAAGAATACTCTCTCGCTCTTTCTTTGGGGTTTCTCCTGAAACGATGGCCGCTCCGGGAATAGACCAGGTAAGGCGTTCAGCTTCTTTCAAAAACCTCGTGAAGACCAATATACCTTTTCGTTTTATCCCGCTTTTAGGGTTCATTAGTCTTTGCACAATGCTGACCAGAAACCCGTAAAAATCGATACGCTCATACTCCTTTACGACAGACTTGTCTGTGTAGTCGGCTCCGGTCGTGTTCACCTTCAGATTAAGTTCATTCCATCCTAAAGGGTTCATTCCATCCTAAAGGGTTCATTTCATAATAATTCAGTTTTGACAGATAACCCATATCCAAAAGGGTGGAAATTTGAACCTGATAAATGACCTCAGAGAATACACAAGGCCGGGTCCGGGTGATAAACTTCAACATACTGCCAAAATCCCTGCTTGATGAAAGACGGTAAGGTGTAGCCGTCAATCCAAGCACCTTGCACTTCAGCATAGAAAGAAATGATTTATACATTCCTTCTTTCGGGTTAACCAGATGGCATTCATCTATAATTATATTCTTGAAATGCTGAAAAAGCTCAGGATGATTGACAACACTACCAATCGTAGCGAATGTTATTCTTGAAATCTCTTTCCGCCCAAATGATGCGGAATATATGGAACAGTCCAGAATACCATACGAACAGAGCTTCAGATAGTTCTGTTCGAGTATTTCCTTGCTAGGTTGAAATACCAGCGTATGCCCTTCAAGGCGGCTAGCAATATCGGCTATTACCAGACTCTTCCCTGCCCCAGTCGGCAGCACCATGATGGCATTGTTCTTCTTGGCTTTGTTGGCAAAGAAATTTACCGCTGCATCACTAGTCTTTTGTTGATAATCACGTAGCTTGTACATATTTCTCGTTGTCTTTTACGATAATCGGTTCGTCCTCACTCAAACGGTTTAAAAAAGAAAGCACAATGTATGCTTGTTCCTTATTCATCCCAACGGGAGAAAATGATCCATCCTCGTTTTTTACCATCATTACGAATGTTCCGGGCTTTAATTCATTCATAGTCCTTTCTCCTTACCCAACTTATCTCCCAAAGCCTTATAATACTTTGTGAGTTCCATTAACTCTAAATCACTCCATTTCTTTGTTTGTCCGGCCTTCCATGCCAGCTTATCGAAACGTTGCTGACCGATTTTGACCTTCAAGTTCTTTTCATATTGTATCAGATGGTCAGCACTGAATCGGTTGCACGCCCGGCATTCTGCGTGGGCGTTGTCCTCGTCAAAGCGTGTGGCCATGTGGCGGCGCGAATGGAAGTGTCCGCAATCGGCCTGTGCGTATGGCTTTATCTGGCCGCATGAGATACAACGGAAATACCCGTTTGGCATACAATCACGAAGCCGGATATAGCGGCTGAAAACTTTGTCGAGTTTGGCCACTAAATCCGGCTTCTTCTTAATCTTGATACCTGCCTTGTCAAATAACGGCAAAGGCTTTTCTTTCTTCTTTTTTGGTTTCTTGATATAATACGGCATTATTTAAATCCCCATTCTTTCATGTAGTCAATGTTTTCAGGAAATCCCTCTACTGATTTAGGACTAAGGAATATTTTCTCACTCTTCAATGGAGTGCCTCCCCAAACAGTAGCAGGGCATTCTTCATATTCTTCTTTAGAAACTTCACTTACATTAAAATGGGGTTGGAAGCCATATCCCATTACGCTTTCCCCTAAGTAAGTACCAAACTTCTTTAAAGCCCATTGAAATGCAATATCTTTATATAGGTAATGTTTAGAAAACACAGCCACATATATTTTATGAGAGAAATTTCCTGTTTCTGTTAAGTCAGGATTACATCTGATACAGAAATACTTAATACGTGAAAGTATTTCTTCAACAAACCTTTCATGCTTTTCGCAATCTTCTTTCGTTAAGAACTCTTTCCCGTCATTCGCAATGTAAATAGTCTTGGTAATTTCTTTTGTTTCCATGCTGTTTTTTATTAAAGCCCCGAAGCGTATTCTCCGGGGCACAACCATTATTTACTAACCCTTGCCATTTATGTGTGGCTCACATTTATGTGGAGATGGGGCGATTCGAACACCCAATTAAGGACTTATCCTTTTGCGCTACTTCTAAGGTTAATTACTCCTTATATCTCACGTACCGTACTTTCTACCATGTGCACCTCTCGAAAGTCAAAAGCACTCCACTGCGCACCCCCATTTTCGCCCGCCCCATCTTCACAGACCGGACAGGCAGGTTAACAAAGTTATTCCATATAAGCCATTGAAAACTCTTTCGGAATAAACCGCCCGACCGGAATAGGTTTGGCTGATTCAATAGCCGTGTGAATTTCTCTCTTTTTGAACTCATGTCCCTTTTCTTTGGCTTGTTTCTCACATTCTTCCTCTTTGTTTTTGAGATAGTGGGTAATAAGCATCATCGCTCTGTCAACGTTGAAGGTGTTCACGACAAAGGTTTGGACTCTTTCGTCTTCATTCTCCCCTTCCGTGAATGTGATTTTCGTCTCAATCTGATAGAATTTCTTTTCATTGGGCTTGGAATCTCCCTCTTCTTCATCTTCTTCCGTTACAGAATCGTTTAAAAGGAATGTATCTTTTAATTCTTCAAGGGTGGCATCATCTATCTTGCGTTCTTTCAAATTGTCAGTAAGAATCACGCAAGAATCGAATTCCTTGACCATTGTTAAGGTGAATCCGAACATATAGTTTAGTTCGATGTAATCTTTCAAGATACTACAAGAATTCTCCAATCCGGTGGCATACAGCAGGAACTTATGTTTCTTGTCCCCTATTTGTGCCTGTGCAAGATAGGGATATAAGAATTTGTTCTCGTTCTCGAATGCCAAGCGGTTCTGGTTGCTGACTTCCACTTCCTTGATGCCGTCAGTTTCCATACTGAAACGAATTTTCGCCAAAATGTCTTGGTCTATCAGCGTGCCACGGTCAAACAGAATTTCATTCCGTTCGATGGTTACTGTTTCACCTGTATCTTCATCAATGAAAGACTCCTCCCATGTTTTGAGGACACGTTTTGCAAGGTACATGTTGAGCATCTTTTTCGGGTCAGATGTCACATACCTGATTTCTGTATTTCTTGTTTCTATCATAGAAATTCTTTATTGTACATTGTTTAACAAGTGCTTCTTGTAATTAGAGCGTACAAACGATTGTTCTTCGTCATTTAAAGAGTATGCCTTTACCATGAACTTCATTGCCATATCTTCGTTATTGTCGGACAACGGATAGTAATCAGTGGCAAACTTGCAAGAAAGCGTTTCAAGACGGTCGTATTTGTTGCGAACCTCACGAACACGTTCTGTTATCTCCTGTACTAATTCAGCCGATTCGGAAAGTTGCTTTTCGTATTCCTTTTTATCTTTCTCCGCTTGTTCTTTCATTACCTTGTTCTGTGCGGCAAAATTTGAAATCTTAGCATATAGTTCATTGGAGTAAGCCCAGCCTGAAAGAATATCAAAATCTGAGTTCCCGTTGAACTTGTATCGTTCACTCTTTTTAAGGTACTTGTATTCACTTCCAAGTCTATTCCAATCGTAATCAACTTTTCGTAAAGACTTTGCACTTTTCAGGATTTCCGCAACCTTAGTAGCTTCCTCAATGTCAGTAAAAGCAAAACCATCCAAAAGTGGGATAGAGAAATACTGTGTGTCGGCAGGTTCAATCTCGAACAATTCTGGAACTTTCGGTTTATCTAAAAGTTTAATGCCTTCCTCCATCATGCGGAGTTTTATCATTTTTTGGACATCTTCGTCCGACAAAGCGATTATTTCTTGCTCTGTCATTTCGCTAATATTCTTCATAATCTCAATATTTTAAATAAATTCTTTATTACGTTCAATTTCTTGTTGTGCGTAAATAAGCATTTGTTGTTCGTTAGCTGCTGGTAAGTAGATACCAGCGACAGATGCACTCCAATTTCGGAAACGGTCAATACTCAAAGTCATTTCACCTGTTGTCAGCTCGGCAGAACTGCGCAAATAGGTTACTTCATTGCCTTTCTTGTTGACCATCTTACGTTCAAACAAATCACGGTTGCAAGTCCTCTTATAAAAATCAATTTTTGCTTCGTCGAGACTGCAACCGTACTCACTACCGAAATACCCTAAAAGAAGATGCAAGTAGCTGTTTTGGGCAAGCGTGCGGTTAGGTAGTTTCTTTTTCACTTCCACCACCGCACGTTCACTAAACAGTTTGTTTACATACTCCTTGAACTTGGGTATTTGATATTCATTCTTCAAGTCGAACAGCATACGCTAAAAAGGTAAATCGTCCTTTACATTGCCATTAGCATCAACCGGAGGCGGGAAATTCTGCGGCTGTTGCTGATAGGTCGACTGTGGCGCTGGCTGTTGTACCGATGTTGTTTGTTGGGATTGCGATACACCACCACGCGCATCTATTTTGTAGCACCGAATAGATGCCATACGTTTGAGTTCTCCGTCTTGATTCGTCCAAGAACGTCCTTGTAAGACAAATGATACAGTAACAACATCCCCCTGATTAAATCGGTCAAGTTCTGCACACTTATCGCCTGAAAACTCTAAGGGAATAATGTTCTCATACTCGCTACGCTCTCCCGTATAAGGGTCGTAAGTGGTAGCATCTAAAATAAACTCCCGTTTTGTAAATGAGGAACCACCGTTTTTGGATGGTATTTGAACGGTTTGTCCAATTTCGATTATCCGTCCGGTTATTTGGTTTGCCATTAATTTTCTCCTCCAAAAATCTTTTTATCGGTTATAAGTTCTCTGTTTTCTTCCAAAAACCGGATAAATTCCTCACAATGATTAGTAAGAATAGGAATATCACGTTCAGGATTGAAAACGTATGTTTCTGTATAGGTATCTACCACATAGCCGCCTTTGTTGAACTCTACAATGTTATACTCAAATGTCCGTACATCAGAACCGTTCTTCATTAAAGCGTATGGATATACTAAATGCTGGTGGTGATCTTTGAACTTTCCCACGGTATAACTACCGGTTGTTTTGATGTCGTGAACACTGGTAGGCATCAGTTCGTCAATCAGACCGTAAACCAATACATTGCCGTATGCAGTCGGAAGGATTGCCTCTACACGTTGCTGCGTCAACGCCCCTTTGTAGTAATTTGCGAACTCACGACAAAGGGATATAGGAAAGACAAATGAACGATTGTTATAAACGGCTTTCAAGGCTATAACCTTTTGCTCGCCATTCCCTATATCAGAATATATCTTTTCTACCTGCACCGTTTCAGATTTCCGGTTCTCAATCATACAGTCAATGACCTCATTAAAAGCCGTACCCTTGTCGGCAGCTTCGCTGTCAAACGGTTTACGGTTAATACGGTCTATCAGTTCTTGAAACTGCTTCTGCCGAAACTCTTCTTCCGTACATGGTGGATTCTCACTCCACCCATAATAACGCTCATATATGACATCGCTATTAAGGTAATTGAAGTAAGAATCCAATAATGTTGCATATATCTTATACTTAGGCTGCATCTGAATAAGTTTTAGTCTCTTTGTTAAAAATCAGTCCTAATTCTTTCGCCTTAGCTGCCAACATCATTGAGGCTTTCATCTTTGAACTTCCCACATGGTTGAAATCATCAATATGGGCGATAAAGTCATTCGCTGAAGCTGCGTCGGCAACTAATTCTAAACAACCTGTTATATCAGATAGCACTTTGTTATATGCTTCTTGTTCAGCCTTTTTTGATTGCAACATAGTAAGATATGGAGCAATAATCCGAGTAGAGATAAAATCATTCTTGGTCGTCGGATTGCCGTTTTTGTCAAGGATGGTAGGTACTTCCATCACTGAAGGCAAGTTACAAGTATTCTTTCCGTCATTCCTTGATGTCGGATCGAAAGTAATAGTACGTCTCTGCACTCCTCTCTCACTCTTCATTTCCAAGTAACCTAACAAATCAAGTTCGGTGACGATGGAGTTGTAGGACTTCTCACGTAAGGCAGGAATAAACACCGTATCATCACCCTCTTTTCTTGTGTCACGATGGGCAACAAAAATGATATGTTTCTTCAGACTTGATAGCGTTCTTGTCATCCAAGAAAATTCAGCATTGATACCGCCCCAATCTCGAATAGATGGCTGCCTGGTTCCACATTTATAAGTGATGATAAAATCCATCATCTTACCAATGGTATCAACCACAATAGTCTGATAAACAGACAAATCTTCTTGCAAAACCAGCTGAACATCATTCCAAGAAGTGACCTGTACAGTGTCAATATTCTCCAAATGAGCCATATTCATACGCTTAACACCATTGTCAAAATCCAACAACAGAGGCTTTGGTGCACTCAAAGCTACTGTGCTCTTACCCATACCTGCTTGACCGTAAATCATCATCTTTACGTTTGTTGGAATATTCAATTCCGTTGATTTTCTGATTAAACTCATGATTGTTATATTTTTAGTTAGTAATTATATTAGAGACTTCAATAAAGGATCTATACCATCCTTCAATTCTTTAAGTTTCTTCAGCGAATAAACTTTAGGACTATTCCTATGTACACCAGCCCTTTTCCAAGTCAATGCTCCCGTAGCGCACTGATGAGCCAACCACCTTCTACCAAATCCAAGTCGTATAGCTTGCGTTTCCGTAATCTCATCAATGACCGGATCCTTGGAGATCGCATATTCGCTGACAGCTTCTTTCGCGGCCGCTTTTATTATTTTCTGTAATTGCCAAACGTCAAGTTCCATATAATAAAGGCATATTACGCCCTCTAATTCTTACACGAACACGGGCGATAAGTTCTACATTGGCATTAGAACGGGTTCGGATTTGTTGCCGTTTCATGTCTAAATGACTATCAACACAAAGAATAATCAAAAGTACACAAGCAACAAATGATCTCATGGCCGGCGAAAAGTCCAGCGTCAACCGGATACCTGATATCCTCTCGGCTAACTTTAATGCCAACTCCCTCCCATTCCGAACACCCAAAATTAAAAATGCTGTCTGAAGCTGGTTATTTATCGTACTTACTGCACGATGCTTCAATACGGCAATCTCCTTTTTTTCATACCCGGCTGCGTACATTTGTGCTGTAATGTCACATTCGGGCGTTAACTCGGTAAATACTTTCATAATCGTGTGTATTTAAAGTTTGAATCAGGAATCTCTAAATACTGTAACTATCCCTTTCGGAACATTAGTTTCCGATCTCCACTTATGTCCATTTTTGTACCCTTGTGCATTAAGCAATGAAACATTGTTGCGCACTGTGCAGACTTTATCGATAGGAAATTCTACTTTCTTCCCTTTCTTTAAGTCTCTCATACGAGGCATAATTTCCACTTTTTTCTCCATAAACTGATTATATTTAATTGAATGTGGACGGAACCGGTAACGATCCGGCATACACACTTCCGGCTGTGTGCAGAGCATTCCATACGCCCGCCCGTTTGCCGGGGTTTTCACCCGGCTGCTTTTGCTAATCTAAACACAAAACGAATTAAACAACTTCAAGAAAAGCCTTAATAGCCAACATTTTCTTTTCAGCTAACACTTTGGCTGCTTCTTCTCGATTTTTCCAATCTTTATAAAGTTCGAGGTCCTTTTTTGTACTTTCGAGGTCTTTATTAAGAGACGACACCAATTCAATCAGTTCCTCTCTTGTCATTTCTTCAATACCTTTTGTTTCCATATACATTATTATTAATAGTTACCAACTTTTTTCTTTATAAATGGCGATCGTTAGAATAACCGACATCACGAATGTTAATACGTGAAACGGATTAAAGAACATGCCAACAAAACAGGTAGCCGACATCAGTACTGCGCAGATGAATAAAATTAGCTGCACTCTTGAATAAAAAATTACCTTCATGACTGTTTGATTTGATTTGTGCCCTCCGGCTGATTCGATCAGTAGCTTCGCGCCTCTTCAGAGGGTTTTCTTAACTTTGTGGTGCAAACTTTAAAAATTAAGAAGTATGAAATCAGAAAAGTACCTGAGCATGGCTAAAGACATTCGTTCTAAAGTCGAAGATTTACTTGACGAGTATAACACCTTTGAACCATCAATAAGCAAGATGTTTCTTGATGGACAACCGTTATATGAACAAGCTATAAAATTTACCCACTTGGTTTATTCATTTGATCCAAATCTGCCTTTAAATAGAGAGTTGGTAGATCTGCCAAATAAATGCAAAGGGTGTATAATTAAAACGTTTCCGCAAGAAAACGATGTCTTTAAAAATTTCTTGTTCCTTTTGAAATGCTTCACTGATTATCTGGAGACTTTTCATGACTAACTTTCTCTCCGCGTAAAAGGTCCAAGTAAGAAGTAACCGCTTTCTCGGCATCTTCTTTTATGTACTCCAAATTTTTCAGACAATTGATTGGCAAATCTTCAACATGTATGGATATTGTCAATTGATTGTCTTTTTCTTGATGTTTTAGTTCAATGTTGTAATTCATGTGCTATGATATTTTAATTATCTTTTCTTCTTGCTTATTATTTCAAACCTCACAACGCCAAGTTCTGTATATGCGCCGTATTCAATCCAATATGTCCCACGAGCCGCGTTTATTTTAGGATCATATTTACTATCAAATAATAGCGTCTTTGTGCTACCATCAATATAATGCGCACTTACTTTATATTCATAAATAGGCATTTTGGAGTACCTATAAAGGCCTATAGCAAAAACTATAAGACCTGATATAGCGACAGCTATTAAAAAGTTTCTTATAATAAGATAAGGTTTGTAACCATCGACATATTGATGAAAAAAAAGTGCTCCAAAAGCACCACCTGCGAATATAAATACACCTAAAACTTCCATATCATTTATTTTATTTGTACCCGGCAGCCCATCCGATAGGCAGCGTCACGCTTTCAGAACCAGGTTGTATTTTGAAAAGAGGCAACGGTTAACCAATGTCTGACACATAACACCGCAAGGAACTTGCCCCTTTGACAATTCTTTTATCTATAATGTATCCCTGTGGGTCATGGCTCAAAGCTCACCACGTTTATACATTATACTTTGTAATCCTTTCGCTTAAACTCCATTTCTGCGAGTGCTAAGGTTGAAATAAGACAAAGAACTTACTGTGGGCATCCGGGAATCGAACCCGGTCAGAAACGCCTTTCTTCACCAGCCGAACACTTTCGGCTCATGCCCTTTGCTTTAGTAAATCGTTATGAAGTTTTCTACTTTGAACGATCTGAATCCGTTCGCCTCAATATCGAAATAGCGAACCGTCTTGTAGTTTTCAGAACCAGTACCTTTGATAAGATTCTGAATGTCTTTAAGCGTACCTTTGGCTTTGCGAAGTGAACCATCAGACTTTTCATAGGCGAATGATACGATACCTTTGTGCATTTGTTTTGTCAAACGGTACAATGCCCATGCGCGTGAAAGACATACCGCGAACGCTTTACCTGTTGCTTTCATAAGTTCGTAAGCCATGCAAAATACTTTGTGTCTAAAATTTGAAGTTTTCATAATCGTGTGTATATTAAAGTAGTCCAAAGACTACCGGTTAAAACTTGATACAATGTGGTGAAACTTTGCTTTATCCACCCCTCTAAATGAGGCTTCATTAAGAATGTGATCAGCGACATTATCATTAACCTTGATTGCCTTTAGCGTATTAATATCAATATGATAAGGTTCGTCGGTTGGCTTTGCGAGAGGCACGTAGCCTGTAAACGGAAAATTTCGTCTGCCGATTGGCCAAACTATATAACCATGAGGATATTCATCTACAATCTCGAAAATATCTTTACGATTGTAATTCTCAGTAACTAATATATTCATAATCGTGTGTGTTTATGTGTTAGTATAAATAGTTGTTCATTGCTTCGTAGCCACCAAATATTTCGGCAACAGGATCGTTAGACCAATCCAGTGGGGTGAGATATTCAACCTCTCTTTCAAGAACTTCTATTTCATTAGAGAGAATCTTCACGATCTCAGACTTGCTATCTACATTGTATATATAGCAGACTTCTTCTTCGCCAATCGTGTTCAACGCTTCTAACTCGCCTTTTTTGTTTTCGAGTTCTGCTAATGCTGTTTCATAAGATCGTGCCATAATCGTGTATTTTAATGTATTCGTATTATTGCTTTACTCAACACGATCGCTTACCTTTGCTTTCGTGATTGATTGATGATGCAAAGATATGAACTTAATTCATATAATCAACGCTATATATGAACTATTTTCATATATAAATAGTTAATTTATGTTTTATGGCTATAAATCAAGAATTTAAAAACTTAATTAGCAGGATTAAATATGAATATTCACTCAATCAATCCCAAATAGCTGATAGTTTAGGGGTTAAAAAGACATATTTATCTGATATGATAAATGGTCGTGTACCATATAACGAAACCATGAGCAAAAAAATCAGTGAGATTTTCCCGGTTGTCAACAATGAACAAAGTTCATATAACAAAACCATAAAAATAACCGAATCTGACATAAACGAAAGTTCTTTTAGTGGGACTTTAGTATATGATATAGATGCGACTTGCGGGATGGATAATAGAGAAATAGAATTTGCAGAAGATAGAATTATCGGTTCAGTTAATTTGCCAGAAATAAGTAAAACTGCCAAAATAGTAACGGCTAATGGTGATAGCATGGAACCAGTAATATATAATGGGAATAGAGTTGTTATTCGAGAAATATTTAACTGGGAAGACATCTTCTACGGGCAAATCTATTTAATACTTTTAGACGAATATAGGATGATTAAATATATCCGCAGATATGAACAGGATGAAAAAAACTATATTATCCTACGTAGCGAAAATTCCAGATATGATGATATAAAATTACACAAAAGTAAAATAAGAAAACTCTTTATTGTAGAAAACATATTATCAGTTAAAACCCAAATATGATTCCATGAAATTCAATCATTCAGTACATAAACATTATTTAACCTTTCCGTATTCTTGCGTACATTATATAGAGTGGTTATGAAGAAAGAGAGTTGGGCGTTATTATTAAGTTCTGTAGCTGTACTTATTAGTTTAGTTGCAATATGTGTAGCTTGTCCGCATAAAGCAGAATTGGGATTTGATTACCAAGGAGTGATAGTAGGAGTATTATCATTGTTAGTGACAATTCTAATAGGATGGCAGATATATACATTTATAGATATAAATAAGAAAAGCAAGGAATTAGAAGAAGCTAAGACCGCGGCACTCATAAGCACGGAAAGAAATAACGCTTTAACAACCAATGCTATTTCTGATTTTTATTATTACATTTTACTTAAGTCTGATCCTTTAGGAGTTGAGTATCGATTTTTAGATTACAGAATAAGCTCATTATACCACTTTTCGAATATCGGAGAAATTGAGACTTGTAATACAATAGTTAAGGTGCTTTTGGAGATGATTGTTGTTCCAGAAGATATCAAGGTTTTAGAGAGTGGGAAAAATAGAATACTTATGTTGCTCACAAAAGTAAAAGATACAGATAAAATTATAGGATATGAAGAATTAGTTTCGAGAATTGCACGATTAGGTATTATGCCTAAGCAATCAAAGTAATTTATGTAAGCTTTCAATTATCTCATCTTGGACTTTCTTATACTCTTCGGGAGATAACAGTTTTAATCCCGAATATTGAAGTAGATGGTTCAAATGACATGGAAAAGAAGCGTTAACATTGCGTCTATTCCAAATATCACATTGAATTTGTACATCTGATTTATAGCGTTCAATTGCTAAATTCAGAATAGACTCTTTGGTAGCCTGTTGATACGGAAGTTTATTATTGTCATCCATAGTGATAAAGCAAAGACGACAACCCCAAAGTTGCGGTTTGAGTAAGTCGCCTATATAATCCCTTACGGGAACAGTTAAACAATTTAGTCGGTATCATCCGCAACTTGATACAGACACAAATATACTGACATATATCAGTAAGTACAATAAAAATGACAACAAAAGAAAGATTCGTTGAATATTTAAAGTTTAAAGGAATGGGACAAACCGCCTTTGAAGAATCAGCAGGTCTATCACGTGGAGCCATTGCTAAAAAAACTGGATTTAATGCCGACTCCATAGAAAAAATTGCTATTGCCTGCCCCGATTTAAATATAAATTGGCTCGTAACTGGAATAGGAAAAATGTTGAATACGACTTATGATATTACAGATTCACCTCGGACAGAAAGCGACATTAAAATTCTCGACATACGCGTATGTGCCGGTCAAGGTATCGGCTTTGACGGTGAAGAAAACAAAGTTATAGGATATGTGAATATTCCAGAGTTCACTGGATGTTATGGCATAACTGTGTACGGTGATTCTATGTATGATATGTATATGTCTGGCGATATTATTTTTGTCCGTGAAATAAAGGATAAACGACACATAGATAATGGTCAGCCATATGTAATCATCACTAAAGAAGACAGATTACTTAAAATGATTCATATTGACTATGAACATAGGAAAACGCTCTTATCTTCTTATAACAATGCAACAAATCCTGATGGGAAACGGAAATATCCAGATATGGAAATTGATATAGATAACGATGTGCTTTACTTATATAAGATTGTGGGGAAATTAGCTAGAACACAAATGTAACTTAGGAATAGCTTCATGAAATTTAATCAATACACATGGAGCTTATGCCTATCCAAGAGAGCTTCAGCAGAGCATTTCCGCCGAAAAGTCTTCGAGCGGACGGAATGATAAAACAAAAACAATAAATTAACCATTAAAATTAAGATACTAATGGAATATCAAAGCGAAATTAGAGATAGCGAAATCAATGAACTTCTAGAGAAAGTTGAAAGAAGAAATTATGGAAAGTATCTATTAAAACTCAGATTAAATCCAATTAGAGGTTTTGAAGATCAAGTAATTAAATTTGATTTTCCTGTAACAGCCTTAATCGGGCCAAATGGTGGAGGGAAAACGACTGTACTTGGAGCCGCAGCATGCGCATATATATCAGAAAAGCCAAGTCGTTTTTTCTCAAAAAGCGGCTCATTAGACAACAGCATGCAGAACTGGAAAATATTATATGAATTGATAGATAGAGATATTAACGCCAAAGAATCAATACAACGAACAGCTAAATTTAAAAGCTATAAATGGTATCGCGATAATATGAGCAGGACAGTTTCTATATTTGGAGTATCAAGAACAGTTCCTGCTACAGAAAGAAACGAAATGAGAAAATGCGCATCAACTGTTTTTAAATATGACTCATCTCAAGTTGAGAAATTCAACGATTTAGTAGTTTCTGCAGCATCAAAAGTGTTGGGCAAGAATCTTTCCGGATATTCTCAAATAAAAATTGATGACAATGGGAGAGTAACATTATTACAAGGATTAACAGACAATAATATTTCTTTTTCTGAATTTCATTTTGGAGCAGGAGAGTCAAGTGTTATTAGAATGATTATGAAAATTGAATCGTTAGATGAAAACTCTCTTGTATTAATAGAAGAAATTGAAAATGGACTTCATCCTATTGCGACTCAAAGAATGGTAGAGTATCTTATAGATTTCTCTAAGAGAAAGAAATCACAAGTTATATTTACGACTCATAGCAATGATGCGTTATTACCACTTCCTCCTAAAGCTATTTGGGCAGCAATTAACAATACTTTATTTCAAGGAAAATTGAATGTCAAATCATTAAGAACAATAACCGGGCAAATAGAAGCATCTTTAGCTATTTTTGTAGAAGATGAATTTGCTAAAATGTGGATTGAAACTATAGTGTCTGATGATTCATCAATTATCGAAAACTCACTCGAAATCCATGCAATGGCTGGAGATGGAACTGCAGTAGCTATTAACAAATATCATAACGATGATCCCTCTGTAAAATTCAAATCAATTTGCATTATTGATGGAGATTCAAAACAGCAAGATTCTGAAGCAGACAAGGTTTTTAGATTACCGGGTGAATCCCCAGAAAAATATATTTATGGTAAAGTTGTAGAACTAATAAGCAACCCTAATGAAACAAAAATCGGAGAACTTAGTTTATTATTACAAAAAAGATATGAGGACAGTAACTTCGTTGAAAAAAAAATCAAGGATGTGGGAATAACATGTCGTGATTATCATTTATTGTTTTCACAAATAGGAAAAAGCATAGGCTTTATTTCAGAAACAGTTGTAAAAAGTGCCTTTTTACATTTATGGTCTAGATATTATACAGATGAATCCGGGAAAATATTATCCATCATAAAAAACAATATGACTATATAAGTAGCATGAAGAAAATTTTATTTTTAATGACAATCTTAATCACCTTCTCCTGCGGAGGTGGCAAAACAGAAATAACAGGCGCAGATAAATATATCAACACCATCACAGGATTCACCTGTGAAAAAGCAACTGTTACCGATAATGGCTATTTAGTGATTGCCATTGATGCTGAATCTGCTTCCGGATATGATACGCTTGCTTCACAATTTCTTGAAGAAGCTAAAAAAGAAGGTGTATCTGGACTAAAAGGAGTATTGATCGTCGATATAAAAAACTCGAAGTTTGAACAAGGAGCTGTTGTTGGCAAAAGAATAGGGAAAGCTTATGAATAA